TACTTAACTCTTTATATGGTGTGCTTGGGCTTCCTGCCTTTAGGTTCTATGATGTTGATAATGCTACCGCTGTTACCACGACAGGACAGACAGTTATTAAATCAACTGCTGATATGGCTAACATCAAGTACAATAAGGAGTTGGGTGATAATACTTTGGATAGTAATATATACATTGATACTGATTCCGTTTTCTTTTCTGCTGTACCCCTACTTGATAGACGTATTCCCAATTGGAAAGATAATGAACAAGATACAATTGCTGGTTTCGTAAATGATATAGCAGAAGAGATGCAAGATTATCTAAATGATTTTTATAATATTCTTGCTGAGAAGGTATTCAATGTAGATAAAGATAAACACCGATTTGAAATTAAAAAAGAATATGTTTCTAAATCAGGTATTTGGATTGCAAAGAAAAGATATGCTCAATGGATTATTTCAGATAATGGAGTACCCGTTGATAAATTAGATGTAAAAGGATTGGATGTTGTTAGGTCATCTTATCCTGCAGCTTTTAGAAAGTTTATGAGTGAAGTACTCATTGATATTTTGAAAGGTAATACAGAAAGTGAATTAACTGATAAGATTTATGATTTTAAAAATGGATTATCTAAGATGAACGTTGTACAAATCGCAAAGAATACATCAGTTAAAAACCTAACAAAGTATTTACCGAAAGGTAAACAACAAAGAATGTTTCAATTTAAATCAGCAACACCTGCTCACGTAAAAGCAGCTATTGCTTTCAATCAACTTTTATCTCATTACAATTGTGAGATGAAATACGAACCGATGAAAAATGGTGATAAAGTAAAATGGGTTTATCTAAAACAAAATCCATTAGGTTTAGATGGAGTAGCATTCAAAGGTTATGATGACCCAAAAGAAATTATGGAATTAGTCAATACATACATTGATTATGATAAAATCTTTGAAAGAGAACTTCTAAAGAAATTAGAAGATTTCTATGGAGCAATGGATTGGGGTGAAGTTTTATCCTCAACCAAAACGGCTGAAAAGTTTTTTGCTTTTTAATTTGGAAATGTGAAAAATTTTTCGTATATTAGTATAAATTTAAAATTAGTAAAAGGTAAATTATGGAAAAACAAAAACTAAATGGTTTCATTAGTAGATACAATCTCGGTGGTGAGGTTGAATCTGTAATGGTAACATCAACCGATGATTCCGTATCGGTTAAAATGATTTCAGATGACAAAACTCTATTGGGTGATGTTACTGTAACTGAGAAAGATTTCCCAACAGGTGAGTTTGGTATCTACACTACTTCTCAGTTGAAAGGATTGTTAAGTGTATTAGATTCATCAATCAAAGTAGAAGAAACAACAGGCGCTCTTAAATTTAGTGATAAGGGTACAAAGGTTCAGTATATGTTAGCTGCACCATCAGTTATCCCAGCGGTACCTGATTTGAAAGAACTTCCTCCATTTGATGCAGATATTACATTAGATGATGAGTTTATAAACAAATACATCAAGTCTAAGGGAGCATTAGCAGATGCGGATACATTTACATTCACTTGTAAGAATAACAAAGGAGAAATCATCTTAGGTTATTCATCAATTAATTCAAACAGAATTTCTATTTCTGTAAATTGTAGTTGTGATAATGATATCGAACCAATAGCATTCTCAGCTAAGTATCTAAAAGAAATCTTAACTGCAAACAAAGGTTCAAACAAATCATCACTTAAAATTTCATCTAAAGGATTAGCGCATGTATCTTTCGAAGATGGTGATTATAATTCTAACTATTATTTAGTAGAGATTAAGTAATGAGTTTTTGGGATACAGAACCAGCTAAACCTCAATTCGTATTTGAAAATGAGAAGAAAAAACTCATTGATAATATGGATTACCTCATGCAGATGTCTGTAGAGGAACAAACTCTGTACAAAAAGTGGGTAGAGTTGCAGGAAGATTCTATGCTTAGAGATAAATCTACAATAGCATCTTACTACGATTGGCAGTGGAGACCTACAGATATCAACAACAAAGAACTTACAATCAAAGAGATTGAGGAATTAGAACCCTATGTTGAAATCGTTGAAGATAAGAATGAAGCTACAAAGTGGACTCATCTTAGAAGAATGATTCATACAATGAGTTGGACAGCTAATCCTGGTCGAAATGTTAAGTTGTTTGTTAAGGATAAAAAGAGTGGTAAACTTTTGGGGATGGTATCACTTGCATCTGATGTAACATCAATGGGTGTAAGAGATAAATATATTGGCTGGACTAAGGATGATAAATTCAAAAAAGGTAAACTAAACTTTACAACCATCGCATCTACGATTGTTTGTACACAACCTTTAGGATTCAATTTCTTAGGAGGTAAACTTACCGCTATGATGACTACTGTACCTGAGGTTAGAGAATATTGGAAAAAGAAATATGGACAAACTCTTATAGCAGTTGGTACAACTTCTTTGTATGGTATTCATTCTCAGTATAATGGTATCCCACATTTTAAAACTTTAGGTGAATCAGCTGGAAAGATATCAATCAAACCAGATGATGAGTTCTATGACCCGTGGCACCAATGGTTGAAAGAAAACAGAGAAGATTGGTATAAGAAACACATTACCGAAGAAAGAGAAAGAAATGGTAAGAGTATGGGTTATGAAAGAAACGGACCTGTTAGTGGTATCAAACAAAAGATTTTAGGACAAATCTTCAAAGAGTGTGGTATCAAACAATCCAGTTATCATCATGGATTTAAAAGAGGAGTATATCTTGCTATGATGTATGAAAACGGACCTGAGTTTCTACGTTCTGAAATCGAAGAGAAAGATTTGAAGATGAAAAAGAAATTTGAGGATGGTGTTGATTACATTAATAAATGGTGGAAAAGACAAGCCATTAAAAGATATACTAAGTTATATGATTCTAATCGATTGAAGCCAGAACATTTATATTACATAGATGCTATTGGTATGGATTGGGATACTATGAAAGAGAATTATTTAAAAGAAGTAGGAAGATAATATGAGTTTTTTCGAACAAAAAGAAGAAATGGTTGACAACTCACTTTGGGTTGAAAAGTACAGACCAATAAAGTTAGATGATTACGTTGGTAACGAACATCTAAAAGAAAAGGTAAGTGGTTATATAGAATCAGAGGATGTACCTCACCTTTTACTATTTGGTAGAGCTGGTACTGGTAAAACAACTTTGGCTAAACTTATCGTTAAATCTATCGAATGTGATTATATGGTTATAAACGCATCTGATGAAAATAATGTAGATACAGTTAGAAACAAAGTTAAGAACTTTGCATCATCGCAAGGTTTTAAGAAGTATAAGATAATCATCTTAGATGAGTTTGATTATATGACACCAAACGCACAAGCGATACTTAGAAATCTAATGGAAACATTCTCTAAACATTGTAGGTTTATTTTGACCTGTAATTATGTTGAGAAGATTATTGACCCAATCCAAAGTAGATGTCAAACCTTTCAAATCGTACCACCATCCAAAAAAGAGGTGGCAGTACAATTAGATAAGATTTTAAAATCAGAGGATGTAAATTATGATGTAAAGGATTTAGTTCCAATCATAGATTCATCTTATCCTGATATTAGAAAAGTTATAAATACTTGCCAATTGAATTCTGTTAAAGGAGTGTTAAAACTTTCAAAGAATGATTTGTTGGATTCTGATTTTAAAACTAAGATAGTGGATATCTTAAAAGCATCAGATGATAGTAGAAACAAATATATGAAAATTAGACAAACTGTAGCTGATTCGAAGGTGCAAGATTTTACTGAGATGTATTCACTTCTCTATGATAAAGTAGATGAATATGCTTCAGGTAAAGTGAGTGGAGTTATTTTGGTATTAGCAGAAGGTCAACATAGAGATGCTTTAGCAGTCGATAAGGAAATACCATTTATGGCTACGATATTAAATATTTTATCAACAATCAACAAATAGATTAGTATGGCAAAGATTATTGGAGCAGACGGACAGGCGATGCAAACAGAACAAGCACCCTTAGATGTTACAAAAACAGAACCCATAGGTTGTAAAAAATGTGGGGGAGAAGTATTTATTCAAGGATTCTCATTTAGAAGAGTACCTAAATTATTAACTGGTAAAACCAAAGATGAAACATTACCTGTTGAGTTATTTTTATGTGGAGATTGTGGAGAAGTTCTTAATGAACTATTACCACCTGGTTTAAAGATGGAGGAGTAATGGCTAAATCACTTTTTGACCACATAAAGGCAATCACAAATGAACAGAATCCAAAGTACTTTGATACATTGGAAGAGGCAGATAAGAAGAGTTGGTCTAATTATATGATTCACAGATTTCTTTCTATGAATCCTGATTGGGTTGATTTGATAGCTGAGTTACAACCTTATACACAATCACTTCCACCTAAAGCGTTGTATTTGGCATACATTGGTATCTTACCAAAGGGTAGACATTTTCTTAGATATGTTAAAGGAAAGAAAACAGATAAGTATGAGGATTGGTTAGTAGACCTAATGGTTAAAGATTATCAATGTTCAAAGAAGGAAGCAACTGAGTATTTAGAAATACTTTACAATAGTAGAGAAGGTAGAGAACATATTAAGTATGTTTGTGAAAAGTACGGAACGGAGAAAAAGCAAATTACAAAATTAAAATTAAAGGTATAAATATTTGGATTTATCAAATATTTTTCGTATATTTGTTAGAATATAAAAGTTATAAATGCAAGAAATAGATAATTTATCAAAATTTGGTAATTCATTTCAATCAAAGGTAGTATCAGCATTACTCACAGATGGTAAGTTTTTAGAAAAACTTTCTGAAATATTATCCCCAAAGTTTTTTGAATCAGAAGCAAACAAATGGATTGTTGGTGAAATCGTTGATTATAATGAAGAGTTCAGAAAACCACCAACTATGGATGTTTTCAAAGTTAAACTTTCTAAATTAGATAATGATATTCTAAAAACCACAGTTGTTGAACAACTTAGACACGTTTATACTCAGATTGGTAATGTAGATTTAGATTACATTAAAAAAGAATTCACCGCATTTTGTAGAAATCAAAATCTTAAAAACGTAATCCTTCAATCAGTTGATTTATTAAAAGCTGGTAACTTTGATAGGATTAAGGACTTGGTTGATAAAGCTATGAAGGTTGGTACTGAAACTGATTTAGGGCATGATTATAAGGATGATTTTGAATCACGTATAGAAGATGTTAAGAGAGATACAGTTCCTTCCGATTGGCAACCACTAAACGATTTGATGGATGGTGGTTTAGGACCTGGTGAATTGGGAGTTGTAGTAGCTCCATCGGGTGTTGGTAAAACTTGGATTCTAACGGCTTTAGGAGCATCTGCGGTAAGACAAGGTTTAAGTGTTGTTCACTACTCCTTAGAACTATCCGAACACTATGTAGGGCAAAGATACGATACAGTATTCTCAAAGATACCTTCGGCAAATATAAAAGAAAGAAAAGATGAGGTTAGGGAAAAGATTAAATCATTAAAAGGTAATCTTCTCATTAAATACTTCCCACCTAAAGGTGTATCTTCTAAGAAGGTTGCACAACATATAGATAAAATGATAGCAAATGATAACAAACCAGATTTGATTATTATTGATTACGCTGATTTGTTACTATCACATTCAAACAAAACTGATTCTACTTATGCAGAGCAAGGTGGTGTTTACATCGACTTGAGAGGAATGAGTGGTGAGTATGGTATTCCTATTTGGACAGCATCTCAAACCAATCGTTCAGCAATAGATTCAGAAGTTATAGAAGCTGATAAAATTTCAGATTCTTACGCAAAAGTAATGAACGCTGATTTCATTATGAGTTGGAGTAGAAAATCAAAAGATAAGTTGAACAATACTGCAAGATGTCACGTTATGAAAAACAGATTTGGACCTGATGGTATTACCTTCCCTTGTAAGATGGATACTAATACTGGATTCATAGAAGTTTATGATGGAACTTCTGCTGAAGGTATGTTATCAACCAAAGAATCTGCTAGTGGCAATATTGAAAGAAAGCAATTATTACATAAAAAATATGTGGAGAGTATGAACTTTTAAAAGAAAAACTAAAATTTAACTATGGAAGATATTTGTTTTTGAATATATACTATAGTTATATCTACGAACACTAAATAAAGGAAAATTAATTATGGCAAAATCACAGGAACTTTTCGAACAAATCAAAGAATTATTTATAGAATTTGAAACAGAACACAATGGTAGCTCTAAAGCTGCAAAATCAAGAGCTAGAAAAGCTATTGGTGAAATCAAAAAATTAGTTACTGATTACAGAAAAGCATCTGTGGAAGAAAATAAATAAAGGTTATAAAAATATGAGCAAATTATTCGAAGAACGAGTCCCGTTCAAACCATTTGAGTATCCGATATACTACAATGAAGGTTGGTTAAAACAAGCACAAGCATTTTGGCTCCATACTGAAATCCCAATGCAAGGAGATGTAAAGGATTGGAATGAAAGATTAACTGATTCTGAAAAGAATCTGGTAGGTAATATCCTATTGGGATTTGCACAAACAGAATGTGCAGTATCAGATTATTGGACTAATATGGTTACGGATTGGTTTCCTAAACATGAGATAAGACAGATGGCTATGATGTTTGGTTCACAAGAAACCATTCATGCTACGGCATATTCTTATTTAAATGAAACTTTAGGATTGGATGATTTCTCAGCATTTTTACATGAACCTGCAGTAGCTGAAAAGTTTGAGTTACTGACAGCAACTTCCGCAGAGTGGAAACACACAGACTTACAAAAGAACGAAAAAGCAAGACAGGAAGTAGGTAGAAGTTTAGCAATCTTCTCAGCATTCGCTGAAGGTGTATCTCTCTACTCTTCCTTTGCAGTTCTTTACTCATTCCAAATGAGAAACAAATTAAAAGGAATCGGACAACAAATGAAGTGGAGTGTTAGAGATGAATCACTTCATAGTAAAATGGGATGTCAATTATTCAGACATATGTGTGAAGAATATCCCGAACTAAAAGAACAATGTAAAGATTCCATTGAAGAAGCAGCTAGATTAATTGTTGAACTTGAACTTAAATTTATTGATAAAATGTTTGAGATGGGCGATTTAGAAAATCTAAAAGCAGATGACCTAAAAGAATTTATAAAAGCGAGAACAAATTCTAAGTTAAAAGAATTAGGATACGAAGGTATTTTTGAATTCAATAAAGAAAAATCAGAAAACTTAGATTGGTTCTATCATTTAACAGGTGGACATACCCATACAGATTTCTTCGCTATCAGACCTACTGATTATAGTAAGGCAAATGAAGGTGAAGATTGGGATGATTTATTTTAAAAAAAATTGAAAGATAAAAAGGTTACAATAACAGATACGAGAATATCGTATTCAAATGATGACTCTAAAATTGTTATGGATATAGTATCCAAAGAATTGATGGAGTTCTATTCTAATATTGTTACACAAAATGGTGGAAAAGTATTGGATGTTGGATTTGGATTAGGATATAGTGCAGATGCGATTTACAATAAATTAGGTTCTTACTATTGTATTGAATCTAATCCACAAATTTTTGATGAAGCTCGTAAATGGGCTTCTGATAAAACGAATGTTCATTTATATTTTGGAGATTGGGTAGATGTAATACCATCGTTGGATGTTAAGTTTGATGGTATCTTTTTAGATACTTATGATGACCCTAACTACTCTAAGTTTGAAGATTATGCAAAACTAATTTCAAATGAAAATTGTGTATTATCAATCTTTAGCTATTTCCTTTGTAGAGATGTTAAAGATTTACATTCACACTATTTTGAAATTAAATCAAAACATAGAGAAAACTACCCAAAGATAATAGAAAAAGGACATACTTGTAATTGGAGTTATTTCATAAATGGCAAGTTTCAGAAAAAGAAAGCAAATGCAGCCATTTGATTATTTAAATACTTCAGTAAAAAGTTATGGTAGAGTAAGTAAAGTTCATGGTATTGGATTATTTGCTTTGATTGATATAAAAAAAGATGAGCAGGTTTTTCCTGAGTGGAAAGGAGAAACTGGTTGGTATAAAATTAAATGGGTTGAAGCTCAAAAGTTACCAAAAGAAGTTTTGGCCTATGTGTTACGTTCATATGGAAGTGATATAAAAAGTGATGATTCTTTCATCGATTTTAAATTGGTAAAAGATACTAACTTTTTATTTTCAAATCCATTATGTTTGTTAAACACACAATATGAAAATGGTAATGTTGATAGTACAACAGGAATAGCGTTAAAAGATATAAACAAAGATGAGGAAATCTTTGGTAACTACGGAAACTCCTCACAAATAAAATTATTATAAAATGGCAAAAACAAACTACGGAGCTGAATTTGATTGGGAGTTAGATGTTGACTTTCCTTCTTGGGCAAATACAGAAATATATGTAAAAACTATATCCAACGGATATCTATTAGCTGGTGAAAAACCAAAGGATGCTTATTGGAGAGTAGCAACGACTGTTGCAAGAAGATTAAACAAACCTCAATTAGCAACTAAATTCTTCGATTATATTTGGAAGGGTTGGTTAAACTTAGCAACACCTGTACTATCAAATACAGGTACGGATAGAGGTTTACCAATCAGTTGTTTTGGTATCGATGTAGCAGATTCAATTTATGATATTGGTAAGAAAAATTTGGAACTAATGTTACTTGCTAAACATGGTGGTGGAGTTGGTATTGGTATCAATCAGATTAGACCAGCAGGTTCTAACATTACTGGTAACGGAACATCTGATGGTGTAGTACCATTTGCCAAAATATACGATTCTACAATCCTTGCAACAAATCAAGGTTCAGTAAGAAGAGGTGCAGCTTCGGTTAACCTTAATATTGAACACGATGATTTTGAAGAGTGGTTAGAAATCAGAGAACCAAAAGGTGATGTAAATAGACAATCACTTAACTTACATCAATGTGCAATCGTTGGTGATAAGTTTATGAGAAAATTAGAAGATGGTGAACCTGATGCTAGAAGAAAATGGGGTAAACTACTTCAGAAAAGAAAAGCAACGGGTGAACCTTATATTATGTTTAAGGGCAATACCAACAAAGGTAATCCTGAAATGTATAAAAAGAATGGACTAAAAGTTTTTATGACTAACATCTGTTCTGAAATCGTATTACATACGGATGAATCACATTCATTTGTTTGTTGTTTATCATCTCTTAACTTAGCAAAATATAATGAGTGGAGAAATACCGATTTAGTTTATACTGCTACAATGTTTTTAGATGGTGTACTTTCTGAGTTTATTCAGAAGGCAAAGAATATGAGAGGATTTGAAAACTCAGTTCGTTCAGCAGAAAAAGGTAGAGCATTAGGATTGGGAGTTTTAGGATGGCACACTTACCTACAACAAAATGGTATTCCGTTTGAAGGTATGGAAGCACAATTTGAAACTCGTAAGATTTTTTCTCAGTTAAAGATTGAATCAGAAAGAGCTAGTAGAGATTTAGCATCAGAATATGGTGAACCTCTTTGGTGTAAAGAAACTGGATTTAGAAACACACACCTTAGAGCAGTTGCACCAACAGTATCCAACTCAAAGTTAGCTGGTAATTCATCACCAGGTATTGAGCCTTGGGCAGCAAACGTATTTACAGAACAAACTTCCAAAGGAACTTTCATCAGAAAAAATCCTGAATTAGAAAAGGTATTAAGAAAGTTAAAATTAAATAACAAAGATACTTGGGATAAAATCTTAGAAGATGGAGGTTCGGTACAAGGAATCAAAGAATTAGATAAGTGGTGTTACTTAGATGGTAAAATGGTTCTTTGTAAGGATATAACAAATGGAGATAGAGATAAGGTATATCCAGTAAAAGATGTATTCAAAACATTTAAAGAAATTAATCAAATGGATTTAGTTAAGCAAGCTGGTGTTAGACAGCAGTATATTGACCAATCTGTTTCGTTAAACTTAGCATTCCCTTCGATTGCAACACCGAAGTGGATTAATCAAGTAACAATGGAAGCTTGGAAGCAAGGTATTAAAACATTGTACTATATGAGAACTGAATCAGTTCTAAGAGGTGATATTGCAGAAAGAGCAGTAGACCCAGATTGTGTTGCATGTGATGGTTAAAATTAATTAGGAGAAAAATTATGTTAGAAGTAAAAAAATTTGAAGCTCAATGGTGTGGTCCTTGTAAAGCACTAAAACCAATATTTGAAAATGTTTCCAATAAATTTGGAAATAACGTAAATTTTTCGTATATTGATATAGATGAACAGTTTGAAGTAGCTCAACAATATCATGTACGTTCAGTACCTACTGTAATCATTGAGAAAAATGGTGAGGTAGTTCAGAGATTTGTTGGTGTTCAATCAGAGCTGGCTTATACGAATAGTATTAATGAAAATTTATAAATGCCAATAAGAAGAGGTCAAACTCATCCATCTGCAAAGTTAACGGATGAGCAAGTTTTATCAATAAGAAGGTTATGGAAGATGGGTCATCGAAACATAAAAGTGATGGCTCGTAACAATAAGGTATCACCTGCTAATATAAATAAAATAGTAAACAATCGGACTTGGCAACATTTAAATGAGTTTTGGTCTGGTAGTTTATGAAAAAATATTGTGATACATCAAAGTTATCGGTTAGAAAGATTTCCAAATCCGTAGCTAAAGATATAATAGTAAAGAATCACTATTCACATCTTTGGACTAAAGTATCTCATTCATTAGGATTATACATAGAAGATGATTCACATCAGTTCTTTAATTCATCAGAAAAACTTATAGGTGTAATATGTTATGGAGACCCAATCGGAAGATTAAGTGGGCAATCAATATCACCTTTATTAGATAGAACAGAAGTATTAGAATTAGTTAGAGTTTTTATATTTGATGATTATGGTTCAAATATAGAAAGTTGGTTTATAGGACAGAGTTTTAAATGGCTGAGAGAAAACGTACCACAAATCAAAGGATTGATATCATATTCAGACCCAAAAGAAGGACACGCTGGTACAATCTACCAAGCTACCAATTGGATTTATCAAGGTAACTCACTTAGATATAATGATAGTTGGAGTTTTAAATTTAGTGAAGATGGTGAGTGGCAGCATGGTAGAACTATTTTTCCTTATTATGGAACAAATGACCCAAAGAAAATACAACAACAAGTTGATAAACCATTTTGGATTCGTAAAGAACCAAGAAAACATAGATACGTTTACATACTAGCTAAAGGTGGTGAACGAAAGAAAATATTAAAAACATTAAAACATCCATCAGAAACTTATCCAAAGGTTACTGATACCGATGAATTAGAAATACAAAAATTAGAACCAATTGAAAGTAGAGGGTAAAGAATATTGTGATGTTAGTAGAGTATCTGTAGCTCAGATATCCAAATCAATAGCAAAAGATATTATTGTTAAAAAACACTATACTCACGCTTGGACTATGTGTAGATACGCATTGGGTATCTATTATAGATTAGATGAAAAGGATATCTTTGGTAATGACCAAAAACTAATAGGATGTGCTATTTACGGATTCCCAGTTGGAGCAAAAGCAGCTACATCTGTTTGTGAAGGATTATCCAAAGATAACATTTTAGAGTTGACCAGATTATATGTTGATGATGGTTATGGTTCTAATATAGAATCAAATGCACTTTCCAAAACATTTAAATGGATAAAGGATAATGATAAAAATATCAAAGTTCTTTTGAGTTATGCTGATAATGGACAAGAACACTTAGGTGGTATCTATCAAGCTACCAATTGGATTTATCAAGGTTTATCAACGGATATCGCTCTGATGCCAAATTGGGGTATCTCATTAAGTAAAGACCCATATGATTGGATTCATAGCAGAAGTGTATTTAATTTATGGGGTAGTGGTAACTTAGAACACCTTAGAAAAGAAATCGGTAAGCAAGGTTACAAAGAGTTTTGGAGAAGAGAAGAACCACCGAAACATAGATACATACAGATTCTACCTCAGAGTAAAAAAGAAAAGAAAGATTTAGTTAAACGATTAAAACATAAAACCAAACCTTACCCAAAAGAAGCATCTGATTATAATACAGAAATAGTTCATCATACCACATATGAACCTGATGCTGATAGAGAGAAAACTTTTTGGTAAAATATTTGGATTTCTCAATTATTTTTTGTATATTAGTACTATGAGAAAACTTACAATCTTAACACACCTTTCTGAAATAGAAAGAGATTTAAAAGCTAAGTGTGAACATAGTACGAATGAAATAGAGGGTGATAAGTGGAGTAAACACCACGATAACATCCAAAGTTTAATTAAAGATTTATTAGATGGCTAGAGTTTCTTACTCTCAATATTCAATGTGGAGTTCATGTCCACAACAATACAAACTAAATTATATCGATAAGTTAGGTGAAAGTTCAGGTAACATTCACACAATCTTTGGTACGGCGATGCACGAAACCATCCAACACTTTTTGGATGTGATGTATAATGTTACAAAGAAACAAGCTATGGAGATTGATTTAGATTTATTATTAAAGGATAAATTAGTTGAAGAGTTTAAGAAAGAAAAAGAAAAGCAAGGTGATAGATTACCTTGTACACAAGTTGAATTAGAAGAGTTTTTTGGTGATGGTAGACAGATTTTAAAGTTTTTCAAATCTAAATTGGCTAAGTGGTATTCTAAGAAAGGATATAAATTAGAAGCAATTGAATTACCATTACACGCTGAAATCAAACCGAATGTAAACTTCATTGGATTCATCGATGTAGTTTTGAGAAATCTGCATGATAACTCAATTACTATTATTGATTTAAAAACATCGACAAGAGGTTGGAATAAATATCAAAAGAGAGACCAGATAAAGAACTCTCAGATTCTAATTTATAAAAAGATATACGCTGAGAAGTATGGATTACCATTAGATAAAGTACACGTAGAATTTCAGATACTAAAAAGAAAGATAAATGAGGATTGGGATTTTCCTATACCTCGAATATCAACTCACATACCAGCTAATGGAAAACCATCCATCAATAAAGCTTGGAATGGGTTTATGAATTTCATTGAAACTGTATTTGATGAAGATGGAAAATATAGAGATATAGATTATTTTACTAACAAAGGTAAACCATGTGATTGGTGTGAGTTTAAACAAAGAGGACTTTGTTCCGCTTGGAGTTAACGTTTTTATTTTTTTCTTATATTTATATATACTTATATACAAATAGAGAGATTATGGTAGAAACAAAATTAACAACGGTAAAAATCCTTAAAAATGTTTATTCAAAATTCAAAAGATTATCTTTTGAATCGGATATAACTTTACAAAAATTAGTTAACAGAGCAGTTGACAAATATGTAGAGGATGAAGATTTTAGAAACGAAGTAAACGATTATACACTTCTCGAAGCAAGTGGTTCTCAATTTTAAAATGAAAAAACAAGATAACGGAAATACACAACTCAATCAAGCTCGTGAAGAGTTTAATGATAGAATAGTTCGTAAAAAGTTCTTAGGAGCAACTCCAAGAGTTTATTGGAACTCATCACGTAGATTTAGAACAATTTAAATAATAGTTAATGGCAGAGAAAAAGAAGATTCTATTGTTATCCGATGATTTAAGGATGACATCAGGTATCGCAACAGTATCCAAAGAATTTGTTATGGGTTCAATGGATAGGTTTCATTGGGTTCAATTAGGAGCAGCAGTAAAACATCCCGACCAAGGTAGAGAAATAGATTTAGGTGAAGATGCACGAAAGACAAGTGGTGTAGCAGATGCTTCACTAAAAATAGTTCCTTGGACTGGATATGGTGATGCTAACATTTTGAGACAGATGATAATGAGACATCAACCAGATGCGATACTTCACTTTACAGACCCAAGATATTGGAGATGGTTATATGAAATAGAAGCAGAAATCAGAGAAAACATTCCGATTCTGTTTTATCACATTTGGGATGATTTACCAGACCCAAAATATAATAGAGATTACTACGAAAGTTGTGATTGGTTAGGATGTATCTCAAAACAAACTTATGGTATCGTAAGTAGAGTTGGTAAACTAAAAACTGATACAAACATACCATTAGAAGATTGGCAAGTAGATTATGTACCACATGGTATCAATCCAAAGAAATGTTTTAAAACAGAAGTACCAGCTGATTTCAAAAAGGCAGCATTGGGTGGTAAAGATTATAAGTTCGTTCTATTTTGGATGAACAGAAACATTAGAAGAAAACAACCATCAGATGTGATATGGGCATATAAAGAATTTGTAGATGGATTACCAGAAGAAGAAAGAAAGGATTGTTGTTTACTAATGCATACCGCACCAGTTGACCAAAATGGTACTGATTTATACAAAGTAAAAGAAGCAATTTGTCCTGATTATGATGTAAGATTTTCAACTGCAAGAATCGGTGATGAGCAATTAAATTATCTTTACAATTTAGCAGATTGTACAATCAACATCGCAGGTAACGAAGGGTTTGGGTTAACAACTGCTGAATCAGTAATGGCTGAAACTCCTATCATTGTAAATGTTACGGGTGGAATGCAAGACCAATGTGGATTTAGAAAGAAATCAGATGGTAAATTATTTACAGCTGATGATTACAAAAAGATTGGTTCTCTTCATAATTGGAGAGAGTGGGAAGGTAGAGTAACTTATGGTGAGTGGGTTAAACCTGTATGGCCAAAAGTACAAACAATGACTGGTTCAGTTCCTACACCTTATATAATCGATGATAAAGTAGATATTATAGAAGTATCTGAAGCAATTAGATATTGGTATGATAAAGGTGAAAAAGGAAGGAAAGAAGCAGGTAAAGCTGGTAGAAAAGCATTCTTAGGAGAAATAGGTTTGGGTGTTGATAATCAAAACAAATGTATGGCAGATGGTATTGAGAAGGCAATCAAAAACTTTAAACCTAAAAAACGTTATAACTTATATAAATTAGCATAATGAGTAAACCATTATTAATATATCAGGCGCCGGTAGCAACTAGAAGTGGTTATGGTGACCATGCAAGAGATATTCTAAAATCAATATTTGAGTATGATAAATTTGATGTGATTACTATTCCAACTCGTTGGGGTAATACACCACAAAATCAAATTAATCCTCAAACAGAATTTGGACAAAAACTATTAGGAACTGTTGGTAAACAAATTACAAAACAAGCTGAAGTTCATATTCAAATGACTGTACCAAACGAATTCCAAAAGAAAGGAAAGTTTAGTATTGGTATTACTGCTGGTATCGAATCAACATTAGCACCAAAGGATTGGATTGATGGTTGTAATAGAATGGATTTGATAATTGTACCAACAGAGTTTTCCAAAAAAGTTTTAGAGCAAACAATCTACGATGAAAAGGATAAACAAACTGGACAGGTAATTAGACAATTTAAAATTGTAAAACCTATTGTAGTTTTACATGAAGGTGTTGAGTTATCTACATATCTAAAACCAAAAGTAGATGTTGATGTTTTAGAGGGAATTGATTCTGATTGGAACTATCTTTTTACAGGTCATTGGTTAAAAGGTGATTTGGGTAAAGATAGAAAAGATGTAGGAATGATGATTAAAACATTTTGTACTGTATTTAAAAATACACCAAAGAAAAAACAACCAGGTCTTATTCTAAAAACATCTTCAGCTGGATTCTCTGTTATGGATAGAGAACATATATCACAAAAGATTAAAGATATCGCAAAAGAATTTGGTGATAACTGTCCACCTATTCATTTATTGTTTGGTGATTTAACAGATGAGCAGATGGCATCATTATATCATCATCCAAAAGTAAAAGCTATGATATCATTCACAAAAGGTGAAGGATATGGGAGACCCTTATGTGAGTTTACACTTACAGGAAAACCAATCTTAGTAAGTAAATGGAGTGGACATATAGATTTTCTACCTGAAAAACATACTGAATTTTTAGAAGGTGGATTGGAAGAAATACATCAATCAGTTGCAGACCAATTCTTACTAAAAGAAGCTAAATGGTTTCAAGTAAACTATTCACACGCCGCTAGTATCTTAGAAAAGGTGTTTAAAAACTACAAAACACATCTAACCAAATCAAAAGGATTAATTGATAATACTAAAAAGAACTTTTCACTACAAGCTATGCACGATAAGTTTAAAGTTATTATGGATGAGTATGTTAAACTACCTGAATTTGTTACTTTAAAATTACCTGAAATCAAAAAGTTATAATGGCAACTACAAATTATATAAATCAATACTTAGAGTTTTTAAAACCTGAAAGAAGAGTTGCTAAAAACCAAATGAAGCAGGGAAATATCTACAGAATTGTAAGATATGGTGGTGATACAGCAAGAGGTATTAATGCGAGATATGTATTTGTAATAGGAAGGGTGGTTGATAAAGGAAATATAAAAATACATTGTATTAAAATTAACAATATAAAACCTCCGTTCCTAATTAATTTACTAAAAAGATTAAGAGATAAATCAAAACCTATTACTAAAGATTATAAAGATTTATCATCATTATTAAAATCATTTGATGCACAGGGTAAGAGATTATTTGAAGGATATATTAAGAATAAACCTCAGATTTACTCTTATCAGTTGGGTAATTACAGAACTTATTTTTTAGATAAACTACAATATGTGAGTGAAGTAGTTTTTGAATATGAAGAATTAGGTAAACTACTTAACGAAAATACAACACCTGAAGAAGTTATAAAAGAAGATAGAACTGAGAATGATTAGAAAGTATTGTGTACAAAAAGATACTATGGGTTGTAACTTTTATGTTTACTATAAAGGTGAACATAATGGTGGAGGACCAGTAATGATTAAATATCTATTTGATACAGATGATTTTTTAGAAGAACATAAGGATTGTAAATCTGTTTTAGAAGTGTGTAGTGGTCCTGGCTTTATTGGGTGGTTTTTATATAAAAAACTAAAAATGGATTCAGTTCACTTTTTGGATATACACAAACCAGTTGAAGAAGATTTACGAATAACTTGTGAAAAAAATAATGAAGAATTAAATTTTTATCATAGTGATGGTTTTAAAAATTATAATGGACCAAAGGTAGATTTAATAGTAATGAATCCACCATTTTTTTATAGTGAAGAGCAATTTGAACATCATAAAAACCATATGGGATTTACTACAGAAAAAAAAATTAAAACATCAAGAAGAATTATTTTAGATTTAGATTTTAAAATGCATGATAATTTTATTGATAACTTTGAAAAACATTTAACAGATAATGGTAGAATTGTATTTTTAGAAGATTTAAGATTTGTTCCAAAAGAAATGTTCTTAGAAAAATATGGTGATAGAACAAATATAAAACCAAAATATAAAGAGTATTACATTGCTCCTGAGTATTTTAATGAAAGGGGTGAAATGATTAGAATGAGAAATTCACAAAAAATTCCTGAAGATGTACCTAATTATTATACTTTAACATATTATAAAAACCAAAATGAAAACAATTAGTTACGGAGTTACAGTTTGTAATGAGATTACAGAAATAGCAGTTTTAGTAGATACTCTTAAAGAAAAGTTAAGAGATGGTGATGAAATTGTAATTCAGTATGATGAAGGTTCGGTAACCGATGTGGTTATGGAGTACCTCAATATTATGAAGAACATGCACAAAGATTTTATTAAGGTTATTGGATTTCCACTTAATAAAGATTTTGCATCTTACAAAAACAATCTTAAATCACATTGTGTAGGTGATTACATATTTCAAATTGATGCAGATGAAGTACCAAATGAATATCTATTAGATAATTTGCATGAAATTTTAAGTGGTAATGATGTAGATGTTATCTTTATACCAAGAGTAAATACAGTCGAAGGATTGACTGATTCTCACATACAGAAATGGGGATGGCAAGTAAATGAAAAAGGTTGGGTAAACTTTCCTGATTACCAAACTCGTATTTACAAAAATACAAACGATATTATGTGGATGAATAAAGTACACGAAAGAATCACTGGATACAATTCCGTATCCAACTTTCCACCACAGGAAGAATATTCGTTGTATCATCATAAACAAATAGATAGACAAGAAAAACAAAACAAATTTTATGAAACAATCTAAGATTACTTTTATATACGCTTACGAAGAGGAAGATTGGTCAACACCATTATCATTAGCAACTGAGTTTGATGAAAGAGGTTGGGATGTTGGTATAGTTTCTATAGGTTCAAATAGAACACAACAATATTTTGATGATAATATAAGAAATTGGTTAGATGAAAAGGATGATTCGGATATAGTTTTATTTATGGATTGGGGTAGATTTGATTCACCTTTTTTAGATAAAGATAAACTACCATCAGCATTTTGGGTACAAGAGAGTGGTGATGACCCACAAAACTTTGATAGAAACTTTCCAAAAGCAGAAAGGTTTCATATGACACTTACACCTGATGCAGAATCTGCTGAAACATATAAAGGAAGAGGAATAAACGCTCATTGGTGGACTCACTTTGCTGATACTAAAGTTCAATTTCCAATGGAAGATGTAGAAACCTCATTTGTAGCAGTTACAAGTAGAGGAAGGGGTGGTTCTCAATTTTTAGATACCCTAACAGTTCATGCAGATGGAGCAGTTGGTAACCAAAATGGAATGGATGCTGAAGAACACACTGCTTTCTTAAATAGTGGTATGATGGTTATACAAAATAGTAGATGGGGAGAAGTAACTCGTAGGATATTTGAAGGTATGGCTTGTGGTAAAATGGTTCTATGTGATAGATTAGAGAAATCTAAAAAATTAGATGAACTATTTACCGATGGTGAGGATATAGTTTATTATGATAATATGGTAGATTGTATCAATAAGATGAATCAATATTCATCAAATGAAACAGAAAGAACTAGAATCGCAGAAAACGGATATAGAAAGGTTTTAGAAAACCATACTCAAAAACAAAGAGTTGATTTTATAATCGAAAAATTTGAACAATGGAAAAGCTCCCAATCAGCATAGGTATATTAGCTTGGAAGAGTGGACAAACTTTAGTTAACACTTTAAATACTTACTTTCAGCAAGAATTCTTACATCAAGTAAATGATGTATGTATTTTATTTCAAGAGTTTTCAGAAGAAGATAAGCGGATAGCTGAACATTTTGGTATTCCTTACATAGCAAAAGAAGGTAATATAGGAATTGGACAAGCATTTATAGAACTAACAGAACAAGCTAAAACAGATAATGTTTTGGTATTAGAGCATGATTGGAAACTTATTGAAGATAAAGAAACTTTAAGAACTAGATTATTGAGTGGTGTGAAATTATTAGATAATGGATTTAGTTGTGTAAGATATAGACACAGAGCAAATCCTGGTTTCCCACATTTTTCATTTCAATATCAAGGAAGAGAGTTAGATTACTATGATAAAGAGATTGAGGTAACTTCACCTCATCTTTTAGATTCAGTACATTGGTGTAATCCAGCTGAGAAGTTTCCACAACATATAGAAAGAGAAGGAGAATATTTTATCACAACATCTCGTTATGGTAATTGGACTAACAATCCTTGTCTTTACAAAAAAGATTTTTATTTAGAAACAGTAAAACAATTCGCCGGTGAAGGTATCGCTTTGGAGGGTAACATCTCAAAGTGGTGGGCACAACAAACATTCAAAGTAGCTCACGGCGAAGGGCTATTTTGTCATTTAGATGAAGGTAAACATGGAAGGTAAATTTAAACCATTAGGAGACAGAGTACTCATCACTTACAATGATGGAGAAACAAAAACAGAAAGTGGACTAATCTTAACTGATAGTGCACAAAGAGGACAAAAAATGTGGGGAGAAGTAGTATCAGTTGGACCTGGTATTTTCACACAAAATGGTTCTCGATTACCAATGAGTGTATCAGTTGGTGATAACGTAATGTATTCAAAAGATATGGCAGGTGATGTTATTAAATTAGGAGAAGAAAAATATCTACTATTACAAGAACACCACCTATTAGGAGTATTAAAGAATGAGTAAAGTAAAGTTAATTATATTTGATTTAGATGGTGTATTAGTTGAGGCTAAAAACATACACTACGAAGCACTCAATGATGCATTGTGTTTTGTGGGTAATGAATATACTATCAGCTGGAATGAACATTTATCTACTTACGATGGATTGAAAACTACTCAGAAGTTAGATATGTTGTCTGAAAAGAAAGGATTACCAATTGATTCTCATAGAGATATTTGGGAACATAAACAAGAACTTACATTAGAAAAGTTAAGAGCATTAGAACCAAATGCAGGTTTGATACAATGTATGAGAAACTTAGTGAGTGAAGGATATAAGATAGCAGTATGTTCAAACTCAATTAGAAAGACAGTTTTGACTGTACTTTCAAAGTTAGGTATTATGGAGTTTATGGATTTGGTGATATCCAATGAAGATGTAAAGAACTCCAAACCACATCCAGAAATGTATTGGAAAGCAATATCAATGATGAGTTGTTTACCTGAAGAAACTTTGATAGTTGAGGATTCACCATATGGATTACTTGCAGCTGCTCGTTCTAAATCACATATCCTAAGAGTAAAGAATACAAAAGAAACAAATTATAACAACATTTATAACAAATTAAATCAAATAGAAATGGGAGAACAACAATCAACACCAGCGTGGAGAGATGAGAATCTTACAGTATTGATTCCAATGGCTGGGGCAGGAAGTAGATTCCAACAAGCTGGATACACTTTTCCAAAACCACTAATCGATGTGAAAGGAAAACCTATGATTCAGTTGGTAGTGGAAAATCTAAACATCAAAGCAAACTATGTTTACGTTGTACAAAAAGAACATAGAGAAAAGTATAACTTAGATACTTTACTAAATCTAATCACACCAGGTTGTAAGATTGTTGAGGTAGATGGTATTACAGAAGGAGCAGCTTGTACGGCATTACTCGCTAGAGAGTACATCAATAAAGATACTCCTTTGTTCTTCGCTAACTCAGACCAATTTGTTGAGTGGGATTCAAATGAGTTCTTATACAAAATGAATGAAACAAACGCAGATGGTGGGATTGTATCATTTAGAGCAACACATCCAAAGTGGAGTTTCGCTAAGATAGATGAGCAAGGATTGGTAACTGAAGTTGCAGAAAAGAATCCTATATCAGATATTGCTACTGTTGGATATTACTATTGGAAGAAAGGTTCTGATTTTGTAAAGTATGCAGAAGATATGATTGAGAAAGATATCAGAGTGAACAATGAGTTTTATGTTTGTCCTGTTTTCAATCAAGCAATAGAAGATAAAAAAGAAATTCGTACCTTTGATATTCCTAAGATGTGGGGATTGGGTACGCCTGAAGATTTAAAATATTATTTAGAAAACTATAAATGAGATTAATTTCACATAGAGGAAATGTAGATGGTAAGTATCCACAATACGAAAATCTACCTGAGTATGTTGATAAGGCATTAGATTTGGGTTATGATGTTGAAGTTGATTTATGGATTGATAACGATGGGTTTTATTTAGGACATGATGAACCTACATATCCAATTGATTTAAAATGGTTAACTGATAGGTATTTACATTTATGGATTCATTGTAAAGATTTAAGAACTCTAAGTGAGATGAGAGAACTACAATTAGAAATGCATGTTGATTTGAATTATTTCTTTCATAATACAGATGATTCTACAATCACATCAAAAGGTGATTTATGGGTTTATCCTGGTAAACAACCAGTAAAACATAGTATAGCAGTGATGCCAGAATATCATAAAGATGATATTTCTCAGGCGATAGGAGTTTGTTCGGATTATATAAAAAATTATAAATAATGAAAGTAGCATTAATGTTGACGGGATTAGCCCGAAAAGTTGAAGAAGGATATGAACACTATTGGAAACACATTATCGATAATCACGATGTAGATTTTTATTTACATTGTTGGGAAGATGAAGAGTGGGAAAAGGTAGAAAAAGTGTATCCTAATCCAAAATACATTTACATTCAAAAACCATTTAAGTTTACTAAATACAAAGAAGGTATAGAATCACCCAATGATGATAAGAGTAGACCTTTAGAAGAGTATGATGTTTGGGGTAACTTTAGAACATTTCCTATGTTTTATAGTTGGGAAGAAACTTATAGAGCATTAAGAGTGAGTAGACACAAATATGATTGTGTAATTAGAAGTAGATATGATTTAGGAGCTAACATTCCAATAGATATAAATAAATTAGATATGAGTAAGATAAACATATCAAATCAACATTGGCCTAATTCTGAAATTACTGATGATAATCTTTGTATCTTAAATCAAGAAAACGCACAAATACTCTTTGATGATATCTTTACAGAGTATATTGAACATTCCAAAAAGATTGGATATATAGAATTCGCAGAAAAGAATTTTATGAACATTTTAAAACGAAAAAATCTCTATCATTTGGTTAATAAATCAAACGATTTACCATTTGATTTACTCAGAGATAATAAATTATGGTACTAATGAAAGAAACAATACCTTTATTTAAAGTATTCATGTCCCCTACAGCCAAAGATAAAGCTGGTGAGGTTTTAGATAGTGGATACATCGGACAAGGACCTAAAGTTGATGAGTTTGAAAAACAGATTGGTGATTACTTTGGTAACAACAAAGTAATTACAACTAATGCTGGAACATCAGCTTTACATTTAGCATTACACTTATTGAAAAAACCAAAACCAAATTGGAATGAGGATGTATTTCAAGGTGTAGCATTTGTATCTCACAATTGGCCTGGCATAGAGGATGGTGATGAAGTTCTTGCTACACCACTAACTTGTACTGCATCTAATTGGCCAATCGTAGCAAACAATCTTAAAATCAAATGGGTAGATATTGACCCAACAACTTTGAATATGGATTTGGAAGATTTAGAAAGAAAGATGACTCCAAAAACCAAAGCTATTATGGGAGTTCATTGGGGTGGATATCCATTAGACTTGGATGAGATTAGAAATATCAGAGCAAGATTTAGAAAAGAACATGGATGGGCACCAGCACTAATTGAAGATGGAGCACATTCGTTTGGTACTAAGTACAAAGGAAAGTATTTAGGTAACCACGGAAACTTTGTAATGAATTCATTACAAGCTATCAAACACATCACATCAGTTGATGGTGGTTTACTTTACTGTCCACATGATGAGTTGTACGAAAGAGCAAAGTTACTTAGATGGTATGGTATTGATAGAAATCCAAAAGGTAGAACTGATTTCAGATGTGAGGCAGACATACCAGAGTGGGGATTTAAGTTTCATATGAATGATGTATGTGCAGCTATCGGTATGGAAAACTTCAAACATATGGATAGATTGGTAAGTAGACATAAAGAAAATGCAGCTTACTATGATTTAAGATTACAGAATGTAGATGGAGTTACACTTCTAAAAAGAGAAGAAGGATTTGAATCAGCATTTTGGATTTACTCACTATTGGTTGATGATAGACCTTCATTCTATGAGTATATGAAAGAGTGTAACATTATGGTATCTCAAGTGCATGAAAGAAATGATAAGCATAGTTGTATGGCTGAGTTCCAAACAGAGTTACCAAACTTAGAAAAAACAATCGGACACGTTGTATCTATACCAGTTGGTTGGTGGGTAACTGATGAGCAAAGAGAATATATTGTAGATTGTATTAGAAAATGGAAGTAAGATTACACCCTTTACGGAAAACAGATTTAAAGTTCTTATTAGAAATACGGAATCACGAATCAACTCGTTCACAATTGAAGAATGATACTATTTTCACTTTAGAGGAATGTGAAAAATGGTTTGAAAATTTATCATCACCTTGGTTTGTAATAGTTGATGAAGATTTACTGAGAGTGGGATACTTCAGAACAGATGGAGATGTAATTGGGTGTGATATTCATCCTGATTTTAGAAGAATGGGATACGCAAGAAGAGCATACAAAGAATATCTAAAGGATACAGATTATGCTGAGTTGGATGTATTTGAAGATAATCATGCAAAAACACTTTATGAAGAATTAGGATTCAAAGAAACTGGTGAAGTACAATTTATAAGAGGTAGAAAATATTTAAAAATGATTTATGAAAATAGGAATTAATTTAGTTGGTGTATCTTACAATAACGCTATAGAAGGTGGTAGATTAAGAGATTACGAAAACTCTATAAATAATTTTTATAAGAATGTAGTAAATCCATTGAGAAAAGATGGACACGAAGTTAAGTTTTATCTTTTCAGTTATAGTAATGAAAAACAAAATAAAATAGTTGAGGATTACTCACCAGCAATTAAGCACACTTTTGTAGAACCTGATTACAATAAATTGGGTGGTGGTGATAGAATGGGTAATGGTATGAAAATTATGACTGTTTCCTATTTGAATAGTTTACAACAACTATATAATGAGGATTTAGATTTAGTAATATCCACAAGATATGATATCAACTTTTTCAGAAACCCATTTGAAGAATATAATTATGATTTTACAAAATGTAGTTTCCTTTGGAGAGAGCCAGAGTTTATGGATTTACCTATAGTTAATGATACATTCATAGTATTTCCATATAAAATGTTAGAATCATTTTTTGATGCGGTGGTTGAGATGGAAACAAATCCCCCACATGGAGTGAACTCTGGAATGCATAACTTATACTTACCAATGGTAAATCAAGTTGGTGAGGATAATGTTGTATGGTTAGATGATGAATTTAAATCAGCAGTAGATAATAGTTTATATAAATTAGAAAGAACAGAATGATAAAAACACATAAAATTAAGTACGATACTTCAAAGTATCAATTCAGACCTTTGATTAAAAAAATCTTAGGTGAGAAGAGTTTAGAAAATTTACATGAGGTTAAAAAGTATGAAAGATATACTGAACCAACAGACCAAGCTACGATGTGGCATAAAACTTATTATGATAAATTCAAAGAAGAGTTTTATCCTTTGTACAAACAATTTATAGAAGAATTTGTAAAACCTCAATTTGAATATGATGAAATCATTTATCAAAAGATTCCTACATTCAGAGTTCATCAAGTTGATAACTTAGGAGTTGGTGAGTGGCATAGAGATAGAGATTACAATCACGGAGTAGATGAGATTAACTTATGGTTACCATTTACTGATGCATATGGAACGAATACAATATGGATGGAATCAGAAGAGGGTAAAGAAGATTTCAAAGGTTACGATGTATCTTATGGTGAAATTTTAGTATTTAGTGGACCTAATCTTTTACATGGTAATCAAACAAACGAAGAAAAAGATACGAGATGTTCTATTGATTTTAGAATCGTACATCCTGATAACTTCAAAACATCAGATAAAGGTAGTGTTACTGCAAATGTTAAATTTAAAGTTGGTGGTTATTTCGAAAAATTATGAGTAAATTAATAAGTGGTTATTGGTGGGCATGGAGAGAAACCGAAGCAGGTAAGAAATCTATGCAAACTCTTAGAAAGTTTTATCCTGATGCTGACCTTTTTATCAATGTAGATTATGAAGGTGATGTAGAAGGATATACTAAAGTTGGTGAAGAGTTAGGAGCAACTGTTACTCGTAATAACTTTCAGTTAGGATATTGTGGAAACTTTGGTGATAGAGATATAGGATATGAGCATTGGACTAAAGAAAAAGCAGTAGAGTGGTTGAGAGGAGTTTATGAAGCATGTAAGAAAACTGATTCAAAATACATAATGTTATTTGAAGAAGATGATTTTGTATTAAAACCAATCAGTATTTTAAATGAAGAATTTTCTATGGCTATACATCCAACCGCACCATCACCAACTGGTAGAATGAGACCAAATGCTATACCTTACCAATTCAAAGAATATGCTGAAGCAGTTGGTGGTGTTGGTGATTCACCAGGTTACGCAAGTGGTGGTGGTACTATTTTTAATAGAACACAATTTATTGATAGTTACGAAAGAGCATTAGATTTATACACAAAAAACTTTGATGAGTTTTGTAAAACAAGTAAAATATACGGATGGCAAGATTTCTTATTTCAGTATGTTATGCAATTAGCTGGATATAAAATTATTCAAAACCCAAAATTATGTGAACTTTGGGAAGTACCAAACTTTGAAGGATTTGAAATTTTGACTGGATGTAAACAACCAGAATTAGTAGAATTATGATTATATTAGGATGTATAACAAAATATAAACCAGAAGATATCAAACCTTATGTAGAATCAATCGAACAGAGCGGTTTTAAGGGGAGAAAGGTAATGATGGTATATGATATACCACAAGAGACAATTGATTATCTTAAATCAAAAGAATGGGAGTTGTATCAGAACGAATTACAACAACATATCATCTTACAAAGATTTAGAGATATCTACAAATTATTAGAGCAATTCCCAAACGAAACTATTATATGGACTGATGTTAAAGATGTGATATTTCAAAAAGACCCAACTGAATGGATTGAAAAGAATATGAAATGTTCTATAATGGCATTCTCAGAATCAATCACAATGAAAGATGACCCTTGGGCTTGTGTAAATAGTGGTACTTCTTTTCCTATGGAATGGGAGTGGTTACAAAATAAAACTTCCTATTGTGCAGGAACAATTGTAGGAGATTCAGAATATCTTAGAGATTTATTTATAAACATTTACAGATGGAGTATGACAACATCTAATCCAGACCAACTTTCAGACCAAGCTGCATATAATGTTTTAATTAATCAGTACTCATGGATAGATTGTGTACAAAAAGTAAATCAAGAAGAAGGATTTGTAACACAATTAGGAACTGTGTTGGTAAAGAAAGATGAGTTCAAAGATGTACTATTAGAACCAACACCAATTGTAGATGAAAATTATATTGTAAAGAATCAAAAAGGAGAAGTATTTCCATTGGTTCATCAGTATGATAGA